TCACTACTCGTCGTTGCCCCGGTTGTAGAACCTCCATAAAGTTTATCAATATTATCAAATAAACCAGTCTTGGTAATCACGTTAGGAGTATTTTGAATTTCAGTTGCAACCGCCTTTTCGATTCTTTGTTGTTGTAAATCCAATTTGATTTCTTCATCTGAGAAACCAATTATATGTTTTTTAGCCCATGTCTGTGAAACAGGTGCAATACCATCTACCGCTGTCACGGCGTCTTTATACAATAACATTTTTTCTTTCCAAACATCTATGGTAAGTAAATCAGCTTGTTTCGATGGATTTGTCAAACTAAGTTGGAACGAACCAAGTTCGTCTTCAAATCCCAATAAAAACAAATGAACAATTGCAATCTTATTTAACTCGGCAATCATAGATTTTTGAATCCTATTGATTGTACGGGCAAAACGGATGTCTTGTAGAGATAAGTTTCTACCATCTCCCACAACTTCTTCAAATCCCAAAAACGCCTTTGGAATCCTCAGTGCTGTCAATAATTTCTTTTGAATGTATTCAATGTCGGCGATTTCTGATAAGTTTTTCGCACCATCCAAGGTTTCAATCGGATTTGGAGCTGCTGGGTCTCTAACTGGAATAAAGAAATCTTGGTCAACCGCCATTTGGTTGAATCTCATATCTACGTTTCCTGTTTGAGGGTCTACGACAGAGTCTTTTTTGAATTGTTGTGCAAACCTTTGTAGGTATGGTTGAACGTCTTGGTCTTCCATATTACCCACGTAAACTTTGAAAACTCTTCTCTCGGGTGCTCTCGATACACGATAAACCAACATAGCGTCTTCCGAAAGAACCAGTTGTTTCCAAATTCTTCTAGCTTTTTCCAACATGGAAGTACCATAAGGTAATTTTCTATCGTCACCCAACAATCTAAAGTGAGCAATCTCCCAACTATTAAATTCTAAGTTTTTGTTTTTCCACGTAAAAGTTAAACTTCTAGCATCTGTTGTTGTAGGAGCACCACCCAACCCTGAAGTTGCTCGTCCTCTCATACCTACTTCAATTCTTTCAATTTCGATGTTTGGTAGTTGTAAACAACCAACAACACCCTTGACTGGGTCTAATTTTAAGAAAACAAAGTTATCACCATATTTCGAAGTGTTTCTTGTCCACATGGGAAGGTTGGTGTTGATATCCAAAGCATTGTTAAATAAATCACCCAAAATAGATTTGATACGTGGTGAGTCAGAATAGATTTGTAACATGTGTCCATTCTCATCCACTGTGGTAGATTCTTCAGCATAGGTATCCAAAGCGGCAGAAATCTCGGGAGTGTATTCCATTGATTCGTAGTCGTAATATGAAGCCAATCTTGTTGGTTCATAATAAATTGCTTGAGAGTATAAATTATTCTCAATTTTTGCCCATTGTTGAGACAAATAGTAAGTTTGACGAGCTTGTAATTTTTGTTTTTCGTATTCGTCTTTGTCCGTAGTTCTCAATAAAACTTTTTTGTCGTATTGATACGTAGGAATATCTTGACCCAATAAAGAATTGGGTCCGAAAGTTTGGGATAACCTCTGCCAAACTGTTAAATTTTTTTCATTTTCTGCCATCATACAAAAATTACATCATGCCAATATTTTATCAACGCTTGCCACCGCCGAATAACCATAAATACTTTTCATAATCGCTTTTGCTAGGTTCATTTTGATATGCAACATTCCTTTTGAAGTTATTATTCGAAATAGATGGGTTGAAGTACGTTTCTTGTGGTTTTTCATATGATTGAACCGTCCATGATTCCAACATAGTTTTAGCCTGCTCAGATACCTTTGTCAATTGGGAAAACGATGAGTCAGAAACATACACAGCCATTGCCAAGGACATAATCAAATCATCATGTTGCCCCTTCATGTGGTCTGGCCTACCATTGATGTAAACAAACGTATTCATCTCGTTCAATAATCGTGAAGACCTAATTTTTAATCCATGTCTTAACCCTTCTTCAAAAGATGCAATTATTTGAACACGTTTTGAGTTAAAGTTAATACCCGGAATCTTCAAATCCATTTTTGGGTCATATTTCCATTTATTACCAAACTCTACTCCATCGACATACAAATCTTTATAACCAAGTTCTTGTAATTTCCTCGAAGTCGATACCCCCATCCCACCAGTGATATCCACAACAATAAAGGCTTTATACATATTCCCCCATTTATAAGCAATTTCAGCTAAAACATCAGGTGGAACTTTACCTAGATATTCGGCAACTTGTTCCCTGTCGTCAAAATCATAAATTTGAAATGTGGAAAAGTCCTCAGAATCTCCACGAGAAACGTCAACACCCATAATATATTTGTGACCAAGTTCTGGTTCCTTCCAAATCCACAAACCACCACTCATCATTTTGGTGGGGGGTTCTTGAACCATATTGTCTGTAATACTCTTCAACATATTTGAGTCAAAAACGTTGTCACCTGAACCGAGGAAATTACATTCCAATTCTTGAGCAACTTTTCTTTTGTCGTACTTGAGTTTTTTCACCATCGCCTCAAACCAAGATGAGGATGGTTTCCAACCTTGTTTGAACAAATCTAACAACTCAGCAAAATTTCTTTCAAATGGGTTTACGTCAGAGTAATCTAAAATTTTTTCATTTTTATATTCCTCTCTGTTTAGAAAATAATGAACAATATCATCAGTTTTTACCAAGTATAAATCTTTAGTATATCTTGGGTCTCGATACCAATACATCTCAGTAATCTTAAAATCGTTCATTCCACGATTTGCCTGTTCATAGATTTCGTAATAGATGGGGTCATATCCGTTTGGTGTGGATATAACAATCACTTTACCACCTGTGGATAGTGACGCCATACAAGCCGCCCAGAAATCACTGTCCGCGTCAATAAACGCCGCTTCATCAAATATAAGAATCGTGGGGGTATATCCACGTAATGCGTCTTTAGATGTTGCAACTGCCTTAACCTCACATCCGTTTGTGAGTTTGTAGTGTTTTGCAGCATTTTTGTCGTTGGAAAAAGTCACTCCAACCCACGAAGGCCATTGGTCTGTAAATTCCCTGATTTTGTTGGCAAATTCTACAGAGGTATCCAATTTATTGGCAATAATCAAAACCTTTTCTGGTTTGTTTTTTCTAGCGAATACAAGTTTCTTACTTGCCCATGCTGCGGTAACCGTTGATACACCCGCTTGTCGGTATTTCAGGGCAATATTTTCATTAAAACTATCGTAATCTTCTACTAACCTAACTTGGTCAGGGAATAGTTCTAACGGAACATACCTCGATTGGGTATTGTCGTATGTCTGCAAATAAGTTCGAAGCGCATACGGAGTATTCTGCATGCACTTCGTGTATTCTAATAATAATTGTTCACGGGAAAGACCCATATAGTTAAGTTCAGCTTCTACTGATACCTAAACTACCCAAAAAGTCGTCCAAGTCATCCAAATTGTCGTCGTCATCATCGGATGAAGGTTCGGTTGTATCCTCATCATCATCTGAATAATCTTCATCGTCGTGAACTTGATTCAAATGTTGTACAATTTCATCAATCATTCTGTCAAGAATTTTGGTAGCATTTACATCTCCCTTTAGGATTGCTTTTGCCAACTTGAAAAATTCTTCAGAAGAAAGTGCTGAGAAACGAGCAAATAGATAGTTTTGTATCCATCGTTTATCTTCGTCAAACAAACGTTCAGGATAAGCCTCAATAAACTTTTCCCACAGGACTGGACCAAGTCTCAAATCCCAAATTTCATTTGCCAAAGTATCGGTTGATGCCATTACCATTTCGGCTTGTTTAGGGTCATCAGGTAAACCCTGAGTTCCCAAAATTTCCATGGTTCCTTTAATTAATTCGTGGACTAATACAGGAAAAAATACTCCACGAGCTTTTACTGTTGGAGGGTCAGTTTCAATGTCAACCTCTTCTTTTCCAGCAATACCACCTTGATTCATCATCATGTCAAACGCTTGGTCAGGTAATACCCAATACATCAAATCGTTTACAGACATTAAAACTCCATAAAGATTTAGAAGATTTTCATCAATTCGGTCTAGTTCATCTCTTACCAATTCGAACATGTAGTGACCTTTTTTGGATGAACCTTGAATTAGTGCGTTGATAAATCTTCTCTTTGCCTTTTCAATATCGAATCTTTCGAACGCAGTCATGAAATCTTCAATATCTTCTTCTTGTTGACCAAAATTTTGTTCCAAGTCTTCTTGTTCAGGTTCTTCACCTTGTTTGGAAAAACCTGCCATATCAATTTGTCCTGGCATCACCAACTTAGCATCATAATTGACTTGGTCAGGTCTTACACCCATTTCTTTTCTTACCAAATCTACTGCTAAATTTTCTAAATATTCTTTATTCCTAGTCTGAATCCCTATAACATCTCTTACAGCACCCATCATGGCCATCTGTAAACCCATCAAAGCATTCTGACTTCTTACGTCTTCTTGACCTGTATATCTTTTTACTTTTTCAACTACGTCATTGAATCTTTTAGATGCAATTTTTTCTTCAAATGAAACAGGAACCTCAGGAGATTTGATGTCAGGAAAAGCAGGACTTTTGGAAAGAGGAGTTTCACCACGTTCCATTTTACTTTTAATGTCACCAGACATTCCCTTAGTCGATTTTTCAAATTCCGACCTGTCCTTTGGGTCCGCTTCTTTGATAAATTTTTTCATTACTTGTCTTTGAAATTAATTTTAAGTTGGTCAAAAGTAAGGTAATCTGGAATTTTTACGACTTCTGATTTTGGATTGGAATCAACCATATTTTTACCAGCCTTAGGTTTGGGTTGGTGTTTAGGTTGTTTGAAGGGGTCACTAGTACCAGGTTTTACACCTGGTTTAGTAGTGGGTTTTGTTCTTGTTGGTGCTGTTGTAGTAGATTCCATAGCTTCCTTTTTTGTTAAAGTATACATCTTCCCGACAGGCTTGTCCAATTTTTTATCTCCAACCATTTTCTCAGTTGGCATCTTATGAATAGTTTTTCTGATGATTCCACTTTCTGATAAAGTTTGAATCAATTCTTTTTTTGTCATTCTTGGTTGGACATGTTTTAGAATCATCTTCTCAAGAGATTCTTCTAAAACTTGTTGACTTGTTTTTCTTTCAGTAACTTTTTCAGGTAATTTTTTGAAGTTTTTTGTTTTACTTGCAAATTCATCAGCCATCTTACACCACTTTTTTTGTTCAGGAGTTTTTCCATCGCCACATTTTGCAAAGAAGTATTTTTGTTGTGATTTGGACTCGAATTTTTCATCCATTTCACCTTCCATCATACCCATACCATCTTCATCGTCAGCGTCTAATTCTTTGTCCACAGTTGGATTGTCACCATAACTACTAGCACCAACTTGTCTTTTGTCTTGTGTTGAACCTAATTCGAAAGGGTCTTTTACTATAGTTTCATCCTCATCTTCATAAACTTCGAAAGGTTTCTTCTCAGTCTTTAATTTATTGATGGTAACAGTGTCTGCTTGAGACACTTGAACTACTTCTTTTGTTTCTTTTTTAGTTTTCATAAACAACTTCTTTATCAAATTCTAAAATTAGGTCCCTTTCGTACAATTTATCTTTAACTTTTTGTTCGGAATCTCCGAAACGGAAAACAAGACGAGTTTGATTTTCACAACTTTCATCGGTTTCCCAGGCTAACGCGATTATATCTTCCATCGCGTCTGTCATTCCCATGAAGTCAGATTTTTGAACAAGTTCTAATTCCAAACTTGTATTCTTCAAAGTTCCAACTTTGGAAATGTATTGGAGTTCAGGTGGTTCAGGATATCCACTTGATGGTTTTGAATCCCAACCTTCACCCCATACATCTAATTCTTTTCCAAAAATGAATTCATACATATTATCCCCTCTATAGTTAGGACCAAGTCCGTTCACATAGATTAGAATCATAGTAATTCTCCTTTTGGTGAAATTCTGAATTGTTCACCGTTGCTTTCGAAAACTAAGTTGTTTTTATTAGTTTTACCCAGAAGTTTTAATTCAGAGTTTTCTTTGATAATAAACTCAGCAGCCAATTCTTGTTCAATTGTTTCAGACAACTTTTTTACCTTTAACATTTTTGAATCAACTTTTGACTTTTGTTTTTCAGATTTTTCAATTTCAGATTCAGATAAAACAAAATAACTTGATAATACTTTATCAACTTTTGACTCAGCAAAGATTGAATCCATGATTGATGAAACCTTCGACTCGGTTTCACCCATTTCACCGTCCATCTTTCTTGTTTTTACCTTAAATGGTTTACCTGTCCTTTCTCTATATTTGTTAAACATTTTTTCACCATCTGTTTTATTAAACCAAGATTGTTTGTCACCATATTTGTCATATAATTGCTGAAAAGTATCAAATTCTTCAGTATCAAAATCATCTCCAGCTATACCATAGATATCAGCACTTTTAGCCTGTCTGCCTTTTTCGTCATAGTATTCATCACCTTTGTAATCTTTTCTTCTAATATTACCAAATGAACCATACATACCTTCACCCATTTCAGAATCAACAGTCTCCTCAGAATCCATATCAAAATCAAAATCAGATTCAGATGAATTGTCCATACTCATGTCCATATCCATATCATAATCTGTTTCAGTATCTTCAAATTTTGTTAAAATATCTTCTTTATCTTCTTCAGATAGTTTGCTTAAATCCAACGCTGACAAAATGGAATTAATAACGTACTTAACATCTTCAGATGACATTCCAACAGAATCATTCATCATTCTAATTTTTTGACCTAATTTTCCTGTAATTTTTTGAATAACTCTAAAATCAACTTCCTCTTCCATACCTCCATCAGTTTCTGCTCCCATATCCATAGGTTCAGTGTCTGCTGGTGAATCCATCGAAACTTCAGTATCCATAGACATTTCTTCATCACCCATTTCAGGTACGTCTGTCATATCCATTTCAGCATCCATAGATACCTCAGGTGCCGGAGCTGGTTCTGGCGTAGATGGTTTTGGTAATTTTAGTGTGAACTTTTTTTCCTCATCAACTCTGAACATAGAAACTTCTTCAACATTTTCAGTCAATCTGTTAATTTCGCCAGCCATCAAATTTAATCTTTTCAAAGCTTGAGAATATGACTTATAATGTTTTCTATTCTTCATAGGTTCAATGTAATCCAAAGATTCATTGATACGTTTCATCAAAACGTAACCACCCTTTTCTTTAACGATTTCATATTGGTTTCCATCAGACAATGTTTTACCAAACTCAACTTTTGCAGTTTCGTTTACGGTTTGTGGAATGTTTTCTTTGTAACGAGCAATTTCAAGGATTCTGTTCAATTTTTCTTGTCCTTGT